AGCGTCAAAAGGGTAAACTTACCTAAGAGACTAATACTAGCATTTAATCCTCCTACTAATTGAGATTTAAAAGTACCTCCAGCGTCTCTTATATCCTGTGCAGCTTTACCAAATTCATTAAAGAACTTACCGACCCCAGGTATATCACCTAATACTTCAGCGAATCTATCAAAAAATTGAGTTTTTGAATTTAATCTATCATTTTCTTTACGTATACTTTCAAATGCATTTAATAATTGTTCTGCTTCGAAAGCTGATTTCGTTAAATCTTCAGCTTGTTTGGTAAGTAGTGCTGCTTCTTCTTTTTCAGCAACAAGTGCCTGTTCAGTTAAATTCTTGATTTTAGACTCTATAGCTTGTATTTGTCCTTTAACTATTAACTCTCTTTTAAGAAACTTTTCAGTTTCTCTTTTGCTTTTTACTTCTTCAGCAGTAAACTTAGTAACAGCTTTAGCTTGAGTAGCTATTTGTTTAGTTAAGTTAGTTGCTTCTTTAAGAGTTCCACCAAAATCTCTAGAAGAAGATGCTGTTTTACGCATCATATCAGCTAAATCAGCTATATTACCTATTACTGCATCTGCTTCTTTAGCATAGTCAGCCATATTGTTTGCTAACTCTTCTCCTGCTTTTGCAGCTGCTTGGGTATTCTTTTTTACTTCTTCTGAGTTTTGTTTTTGTTCTCTAGTAGCCATAAATTATACAAACTTATATAATATAAATAGGGAAGGCTTCTATTTGTTTGAAGCCTTCGTACTATAAGATGGTTTAATATTAGGTCTATTTACTTGACCTCTTTTTTTGTTAGAAGCATTACTATATGCATTTTTCTCAGCTTCATTTTTTTGCTCATAATGTTCTTTCATTTTCTGGAAAGTCCATCTTCTTAACCATATCGGCATGTTATAAACTGTTTCCCAGTCATAACCTCCCTGTCCATGAAAGCATATTTCATGAATTTGAGTAAAAATATTAAGTCTATTCTCCGGAGTCAGGCCAAAAAAAGCCGATCCCAATGGGAATATCGATGACCTCCTCTCCACCGTCTTCTGCATTTACTACAAAAGAAAGATCAGCATCAGGCTGTATATCGCTATAATGCTTTCTCAATGCTCTAGCGTCAGTAGCTAGCATATATTTATCTACAAATTCCCTGACATCTTTTATTTCAGTTGATCCATTAACTGAAGTAATGATTCTTTTAAGCCTGGTTGTAACTTGGCTCGAATCGTTCTTATTTATCTTTTTAAGACCTGCTAATTCTCTATCAATTGCTACTTCGTCTTGATGGTTTAATAGTTTAAAAGTAACTTCATTACCTGAAGGTAATGCATAATTAAATTTATTACCATTTTTAAATAGAGCTTCATCAATTTCTTTATTATTTACTTCAGAAAGATCTACGTCAACATTACTTCCTTTCCAATTAAAAGAATAACTTGGTCCATAAGCTAAAATTCTAGCTGCTATCATAATAGCATTTTTATCTCCTACTAAAAGGTCTGAATAGTTTACTCCTTCAGAAACAATAAGAGATTTTAATAGTTTATCAATAACTGTACCATTTCTAATAAAGTTTTGATTAGTTAAGATATCCTCCTCTTTGGCTGTCATATACTTCATTTCTATTTCGCCTTTTGCAAGAGGAGAATCTTTAGGATATAATAACCCTTTGGAAGGTAGTTCTACCGTTTCCGTAGGTATTTTAAACTTTGATTCCATAAATTTTATTTAGTTAAAACCGGTTCTATAATAAATATAGTAAAAAAATATTTTGAAAACAACTATTTAAAGAAATCTTTTATAATTATATTTTCGCTTAATACTTTTTTAATCATAGCTGTTTCACTTGAAAATAAATGTAAAAACGGTCTATTATTATATTCTAACCATTGAAATCTTCCGCTTTCTATATCACACTTATCTATTAAATACTTATTATATTGTATATTTTCATTTTTATCTCCTATATAATCTTCTATATTACTATAAAAGTCTACTTTTTTAATTACTTCAGGAGAACCGAAAAAGATCAAATCTCTAAACATATAAAGATAGTCTTTATTAAATGATTGTCTTTCTATATAACCTTTGAGAGAACCATATATTTCTATCAAATTTTCAAAGCTATTAGTCAATAAACGGTGTACTTTTGGAGTATCTGTTCTCCACTTTATTATATAGTCGTAATCATGTAGTTTAAATTCATTAATACATTCATTAAACCTCCACCACTGTATTACTCTATCAAAGTTATGACCGTAATGTTTATTATTTTTAAGACTTAATTTTTTTATTTTTTTAAGTAATAACTTATACTTATCTTTATACTTTTTAACTATGTTATTGCTAATTTCAGGATTGGTAAATATAAAATCTTTAGGTTTAAGTTTCATACCTTCTTTTCTATAGTTAAAATCAGTATGAAAAAATATGTCGGAATCTTTTAAAAGGCTTAAATTAAGATTATAATTATCTTTATTTATAAAATCTATTCTGCCTATTATTATAACTGCTACTTTCATTATATAAAAAAACCCAGACAAGCTGGGTTTAATTAAAATATATGTATAAAAATCTTAATAGTTAAGTATACAGTAATCCATTGCTACTGTAATTGATAGATCAACTACTTCATCTGTAGCCCAGTCGTACTGACCAAAGTCACCATTTGTTAAGAATGCTCCTTTGATAACCCACTCACCTATAATGTCTCCTACAGGTCCTAAAATATTAAGAGTTAAATCTTTTTTGTAAAAATCAGAATAACCTGCTCTACCAGTTACTGACTCATAAGAAAGTCTAGCCCACTCCATTACTGCTTGAGCTCCAGAAGGAGTAATTGGATCATATAATACCATTGTTATATCATCCCACTCTCTTTTTCCTCTGATTTTTCTATAAGAGTTAATATGGTCAAGCTTTACTACGTTATCTGTAAAAGTTGGAGCTTTTACGTTTTTAACCATAAAGGCTGGAATAGTATCAATGTTTAATACAAATCTATTCTGAACCTTTGGTTCAAAAGCTCTAAACATTATGTCGTTTGCGTCTAGTACTGCCATGTTCTTTATTTATTATAAATATCTATATTCTTAAAATTATTGACCAAAAGTAGCTCCTGTTGGTTCTACTGTAAAGTCTAGTACTATAAATTCTGCCGTTTTAGCTGGTTGAATAAATATCTGACCTACTAATTGATTTCTATCTACTACGTCAGCAGTATTGTTAGTATCATCCATTACTACTCTAAAAGCAAATAAACCTTGTCTCTGTACTACTGAGTCTAGGAATGGATTAACAGCTGCTAAGAATTTATTTCTTGTTGCTATAGTATTTTGTTCGAATACTAAGTTCTGAGCTTGGTTACCAATAAACTCTTTAAGCTCGATTAATAGTCTTCTAACGTTTACTCTATCTAAAGCTGAAGCTTTAGTCTGTAAAGTCTTTTGACCAAATACTGCAATACCTGATCCAGGGAATGTAGCAATTGGGTTAACTTTAGCATCATATAATGTATCTCTTTGAGATCTTGAAAGTTTTCTTTCTGCTTGAATTACTCCTACGATTCCACCTCTTACTAATCCTGCAGGTGCAAACCATGGTGCTGCTGCTCCATCAGTAAATGCATAAACTCCTGGAATAAATACTGAAGCTGGAACGAATACGTTCTTGCTAGTAGCTGATTGAGTTTGTAACCATGGCCAGTATGCTGCTGCATAAGATGAATTTAATACATCTGCTTGACCTGTTACGTTAGCTACTGAAGCTCCGTGAGGATATAAATCTATTACTGCGATACAGTCACCTCTACTTTCAGCTAATGATATAATATTATCAACTTGAGTTGAGTGATTATTTTTAAATAATCCTGGAGCTGAAATAACGTTAAATTTATAATCATCTTTATTACCTAATAGAGTAATAACATTATTATAATCTGTAGCAATAACTCCTTGGGTAGCAGTACTTATATTCTGGTATAGATTTAACGATGCTGATGCAATTGCTGTTAAGCCATTAGCATTATAAAATGAACCAGAAGTATTAATAGGTAATAATTTCTTATACCCTACTCCTGCTGAAGAAGATTGAACTGTTACTCCATCTGTAGAGAAGTAATTTAATGTCTTACTGTTAACTTTAGATACTCTAATAAAATTAGATTTATTTACATAATCACCTGTTGTGGTAATTTGAGTAGCATCAGCTGAGATAGCTTGAACTTGAGTACCGACTACTTTTTCTATATAATTTTCACTATTAGGATCTAATGAAATATTATTAAATGTTTCTAATACTACTTTATTATTATGGTTATCATTTCCTCTACGTACTGAAAGAGTAAAAGTACCTTTCTTTTCGTTTTTATTTGAAATTTCCCATCTTAAATTATCTTCAGAACCACTTACTAAAGAATTGTCTGAATTAACGTAGTTTGCTTTTGGATTTAAAGCGTCACCTGATCCTGTACCTGCATTATAAATTCCACCTTTTCCTAATGTTGCTAATTCGAAAGGTTGTATACTTGCATTTTCAGATGAAGATATATGTGTATTTACAGCGTGAGTCCATGTTGAAGATTCAGATACGATTCTAGTTACTAATACTGTGTCACCTCCTTGGCTAAAATAATTTTTGACAGCAAGTGATGTTAAGTATTCATCTTTAGCGGCTCCATTATCAAATGTTTCGCCAAATAATCTTACGTATTGGTTAAAAGAAGTTACAGCTGTAGGAATCTCAACAGGTCCCTTCACTGTAGGTCCAAGTATTGCCGCTCCTACTTCAACTGGTGCTGGGTTAATAAAAGAGATATCGTTTTCTCTTTGAAAAACACCTGGGGAGATAATTGTTTCTGCCATGTTTGGTTAAGTTTATATTTCGTCTATTATAAATATATAAGGAAAATCGAAACCATTTTTAATATAATGGTCTTTATTCACATATATAAATATACAAAAGAAAGGTGAAAATACTACTAATCAGAAATAAATTCTTTAGTTTCTAAATTCATTCGTCCGTTACCGTAAATTTCAGTTAATTTTTTACCTAACTCTATTTCATAGGCTTTAACCTTATTATAATTAACTCTAGCAACGTCTTTTTGATTTTGAAGTTCTATTTCAGTAGCTTGAATAGATGCTAATTCATTTTTGAGTTTTATTCTCATTTTTGATAGCTCTTCTATTTCTAATAAATGTTCTTTTTTTAATTCAACTTTATTCATATCTTAATATATAGTCACTACAAATACCTAATGCATTATCAGTATTAAAATTTTTATCTGCTAGTTCCGGCATTACTGCTATCGCATTAGAACATTCTACTCCTGGATAAGCCCAAAGGTATCCTTTAGATGTTAATGCTACTTTATCTTCTTCATGCCAAAAGTAATTTAAATAAAAACCACTTCTATCAAGCTCATGCAGCTTATTTATAGCATCTACGTTTTTACAATGTATCCATAATCTAGTATAACTCTGCTCTAAAAATTCAATAGGAATATCGTATTGAGGTTCATCATGACCTAAATAAAACTTATTATCAACGAACCAAAAGTCAACCTCTACATCATATCCTTGTGATATAGCATACTGTATACGTGAAGGTTTATTTTCAGTATCAGGTTCAGGTCCGTCAATATTTCCTCTATGCGAAATTAATATCATTTATAATTTTCTAAATAGTATTTTAAATCTTCAGGAGTTCCTAATCCCCACATTTTATTTATATTATAAGTCCTTATTTGTTTATTGTCTTGTATAGCTTGATTAAAAACAGGACAAACATAAAATTCATTATTTACTCTAATATTTTTATTTATCATATCTTCTGCGTACTTTACAAAGTCAGAACCTTTTTTCCAATAGTAGTACCCAACAGTAGCTGTATCGGATATAGGATTTTTTTCAGCAACTTCAGTCACTAACCCTTCTTTATTTAATTTAGCGAAAGACCATTTAGGATGTGTAGCTTTAAAAGTTACTATACCTCCATCTGCGTTAGTCTCATTCATTTTATATAAAAACTCATTAGAGTCCCATTCTACAAATTGATCTGAGTTAGCAAAAAATAAAGGATTATTATTATTAATATATTTTTTAGCTAATAATGCTGTACAAGCTGCTCCTTCAGTTATACCTTCAGTTTCTACTATTTTACAGCCTGGGGTTATTAAGTTTAATAAAGTATCTAAATTATACTTTTCTCTATGTTCTTTTTGCACTACGTAAATATAATTTGCTTTTATATTTAAATTCTCAGTTACTACTTGAATCATAGGTCTTCCTTTAACATCTATCAAAGGTTTAGGAAAAGTATACCCGGCTTGTTCGAATCTACTTCCAGCACCAGCCATAGGTATTAATATATTTAATTTTTCATCTCTCCAGGCAGGAGTTGCTTGTTTTTCTCCCATTTCGATTTGGTTAAGTTTATTTATTAAATTATCGTATGTAACTTCAGAAGGATTTTTTACTCTTAATATATGAGATTTAGAACGTGCTGCTGCTAATAATCCATAAGGTGAATCTTCTACTATCAAAGTTTCTTCAGGTAAACAGCTCATCATTGATATAGCTTTCCAATACATTTCAGGGTGAGGTTTTCCATTCTTTACATCTTCATTAGATATAATTAAATCTAAGTATTCTATTAATCCTAATTTAGATAAAACTGTTAAACAAGTTCGTCTAATAGAATTACTACAAACTGCTAATTTAAATCCTTGATTATACAATTTAACAAACGTTTCTATTAAATCGTCATTCTCTTCTATCCTACTTAATTTACTTAAAGTTATATGTTGCTTTTTTTCCCATACTTGATTATGTATTTCTCGAGGTAGACCCTTTTCGTCAGATATTAAGTTTAATTTTTGATAAGTTTTTAAACCATCATACTTATTTAAATGTTCAGACCAATCTATTTTATAACCAGGATTAACTTCAGATAATGCTTCATTTAAAGCTTGAAAATGTAAATTTTTAGCTTCTACTAATACTCCATCTAAATCAAAAATAATTAAACTAACTACTTTTTTCATTTATTATCTTTTATATAGTCATACAAATACTCCCCCCATAAGGTATGAGCATTATCTTTAGGATGCCAGGTTTCAAAATATTCATTGTTTTGCCAATCATTTAACGGAACAGTTCGTAAAATATAATCTTTAAAATGACCTGGATGTATATTATTATCAATCCAGTTTTCATATTTAACTAAATGTCTCATAGGAACAGTTTGATTAATAGTAATTTCATCAAATGCATTAAAAAACAAATAATCTATATTATTATACTCTAAGTAGTACTGCAGAAATAAAATATTATTAAGACATTCGTTTGTAAATTCGAGCATAGTTTTACCATAAAAATCTAAAGATTCAACTCCCTGAGTATGAGGTCTAACATGATGTGATGAAAATCTTTGTTTTCCTTCATCCCATTTAATAACTGGTGTCCTAAAAGCACTAGTCCATCCTATAATAACGAAAATATCTTTTTTACCTAGAGATTTTAAATATTCTATACTATTAATAGTTCTGCAAGCTATACCTTTATTATCATCACCTAATCTTCCTGCATTCCAAGTCTCTATTCCTAGCTTTCTTCCTAAGACCTTAGGCCAAACTTCACTACCATAAAACTTATAAACTACTTTTTTACTATGTTTACCTGCCGGGTACCCAAAGTTAGGTATAATATCATACCAATCTAAACTTTTAGAAGTTTCAGAGTATTTAATTTGAGCAGGAGAATCTCCTTGCGTCCAACTATCACCATTAGTTAATAATACTTTCATAATCTATTTAAATCTTCCTCTATAATAGTTGTGGTTGAAAATTTGCTGTTCATTAAACTGATTAAGTTCGTTATACTGTGCGTATTTATGCAATTTACTAAATCGTTTAAGTTCAGCTAGCATATTTGCATTTATAGAAACTTTACCGTCTCTAGTACTATCTTTATCCATTATAGTATAATGTCTTTCTACTACATCTACTCCTTGAAAAATAGCTAACTTTGTAGTTAGTAAATTATCTTCATAAGGATTAGAATGATCACTATATCCTATTTCATCTAAATTAAAATAAAATTTATAAAAAGGTATGTTTTGTAAATTTGCTTTTTCTAAAGGAGTAGGATATACACAAGTACACCCAAGTAAGCAAAAATCTATATTTAATTCTCTTAAATTTGCTATAGTTTGAGATATTTCATCTAAAGATAAACTAGAAGCAGAAAAATATAATTTTTCAAAATTAAAATTTACTAATTTTTTACCGTAATCAAAAGCCGGTATAGAGTAGCCTGATAGCTTCAGATTAGTATAACCAAGTTCATTAAAATAGTCTGCATGATCTGGGGTAAATACAGTAGTCATAGAATCAACTCCATACTCCATACATTTAAAAATAAAAAACTCTTCGTCTTCTTTTGATAATTCTAAACCTTTTAATCTATCGTACTCACCTTTAAATGGTCTAAACTCTTCAAACTCTTCTCTATTAGTTAAAGTATTAGCCTTAATTGACTGTATCTTTAAAATATCGCTATTTTTTGCAGCAGATTTAATCATGCTTTCTAGCGTTTCTAAATTACCGTTATGGTTTTGACAAAGTTCTGATATTATTTTCATAAATAAATTAGTTTACTGGCCAGTGCTGTTCTATAAAATTAGAATAGTTTAAATTGTTATAATAATTAATACACCCTGATCTTCCATCTATAAAATAAGGTACGTGTTTGTTAAGATAATTATTTATATCTTCTAAATTAGTAGTCAAGTTAGAAGGGTATCCTTTATCAGTCTTATGAACTCTATAATCAGGACCATCTATTATTACTAATCCAACGTCTTTTATTTCTTCATAATCGTGTACATACTTAACTTTACCTTTAGCTTTATCTACGTATTCTATCGGTGCTATTTTGATAATATCTGCAAGGTAAGGAAATTCATCTACCATAATATTTCGATATTCTTCACTATCTTCATATGTAATTAACCTACCTCCATAATTTAGCTCTTTTAAGCAGTTATAAAGATGTAAAGTACTACCTCCTGATCCGTATTCAACTATAAGGGCAGGTTTATTTTCTTCTATAAAATTAAAAGCATTTTTATATTTATCAAATTTTCTCCAATCCATTATAATACGTTTATTTTTTTTATTAATTTATCTGCTAAATCCTTATTAGCGTTAGGTGATGGATGGCCGCCGCAGAACCACTCGCCGTATTCAGGTTTATTACTTCTATATACTTTATTATTAAAGTCAGGATTTATTTCTTCTTGTCTTAGTCTTAAATAATGGTACCAAGTATCATCTTCTTCAGAACTATTAGTTTTAGTATGATCGGTTTTAGGATATGATTTACCATCTTTAATATCAAAGCTTAAATAATTAATATCTTTTTTTATTTCGTCTATATCATCACTAATAGAGTTAAAAAGTATATAATCTATATTCCTACTTTTAAAAAATCCATCTAAAAAAAGAATATTTCTTTGTAATATAGTTCTAGCTTCATTATAATTATAAAAATACTTAAGATTTAAATATCTCCATTTTTTTATCCATTCTTTATCGTAATCACTACCAAATAATTTAGTACCTAATTTTTTAAAACGTATTTCTTCGTCTAATAAATCGTGAGCATGAATATCAAAATATTCTTCTCTATTATTAGTAAAAAATAATTCTCTAGTAATTCCACTTAACCCAACTATAAAAAGATTATTTTGCGATTTAAGTTTTTGATAAGTATTAAATACGGTATTAAGAATTCTTTCATTACCAGAACCTGGAACAGAGTCATTATATTCTTTAGCTGAGTAATAATCGGCTAATAATTTAGAGAACCTATATTGTTCACCTACCCATTTATCATTATTGTCTTGAATATTAGCTCCTAATACAAAACTACAACCTGTTGAAATAATATTATCGTATTTTTTCATCTAATTTACTAATAACGTGTTTATAAGCAACCTCTTGTGCCTGTATAGCAGTTCCTCCTATATGGCTAGTTTTAATTATACGAGGATCGTTACAAATTTTTAAATTAGTAGCCTTATCAGAATGTTCTTCTTTTAAAACATCAGTAGCATAACCTAATACTTTTCCGGAAGTAATACTGTTTAAAATATCATCTTCATTAATAACTTCACCTCTTGCTGTGTTTATAATAAATATATTCTTATCAAACTTACTTAGGTAATTTTCATTAATAAAGTTTATATTTTTATCTCTTAAGTCAATATTAATACTTAAAAAATCAGTATCTTTAAAAAAGTCTTCATCGGTATGGTCTAAATCTGATATTAATACATCTTTAAAAATATTTTTACATATATTATAAATTAATTTACCTAATCTACCGTAGCCTAAAATACCTAATGTCATTTTACTTAACTCTTGTATTTTCCCAACCTGTCTAGTAATAGCTAAAATTAAGAAAAGGTTATGTTCAGCAGTAGAAGTAATAGTATCTAGTATTTTATCATTTTTTATACTAAAGGTAGGAACAGATTTAGCTTTAATGTGGTTTAATCCTGTTGAAGGAGATATTATACCTTTGATATTTGTTCCTTCTATATCACTATCTTCTATAACGTACCTTAAATAGTTAGGGGCACCGAATAAATAATCGATTCCTTTAAACATTTTAATTTCTTCTTTCTTTATTTTACTTAAATTAAGACATTTAAAATTACTTTCTACATAATCTTTAAAGTCTGGTAAGTGCTTATACGGTGTCAAAAAACCTATTGATGCCATTCTTTACAAAAATTATCATTAATAATATATTCTTTTATTTCTCCTTTTCCTTTCCAATATTTATGCTCACAGTTTATTATAGCAATACTTTTATTTTTAGTTCTAGCTAAAGAGTAAGAAGCGGGTATACAGAAAAATAATTCAGCTAAATCTCTTTCAAAACTTTTTAGTTCTTCAGTGTTTATTACTATACAAAATCCTTTATACGAATTATCTTTGACTATTTCTTTATAGTTACTTACGTTTTTTTCTATATAATCATAACCAAGGTTATGTATAGTTTCTTCTTCACTTATTTTTATTAGAGTATTAGTCATTTCCCCAATAAGAGCTTCTTGTTTAGTTAAATTTTTAATAATATAATCATGATTTAATTTTCCTAAATTAGCCCATCTACCCCAAGTTGATCCTCCATTGAGTTCTTTTTCTTTTAACATATCTCTAGATACTCTAGTTAATTTAGAATAAACATATCTATCTTTTTCTTCTTTAAGTACGTTATTTAAAAGTTTTTTTCTTCCTCCTTCTACTAATTCAACAGCTCTTTTTCTACTATTGGTATATATTTTTAGGTAATTATTAAAAAATATTTTAGCAAAATCATTCATTGAAACGAAAGTCTTAGGTAAGTATGTAACACTTGAATGTAGACTACCATCTTTACCTGGTGTTTTAATATTATTAGCTTTTAGTATAAGGGTGTCGGTCTGTATATGTTTTTTTAATCCATCTTCAATATCGTTAGCATTACCAGGCATAAAAAAATCTATTTCACTTTCTCCACCGTCGTGAAGTGTATTATCTTCTCTATATACCTTAACTAATTGTTCTTTAGTAGTAAGTTTTTTTATAAAGCTATACTTTTTAAGTTTTATTTTTTGATCTTTTTTTATATATAATAGAACGTTTTTTAATGGATCTCTTAAAAATACACTTCCTTGTGCTCTTGTTTGACCAGGATGAATAGTTATAAGAAAATCATCTTTTTTAATATTCTTTAAATCTAAAGTTTTATTATCTTCTTTTCCTTTTAGATTACAACATGAAATATGTACAGGTAAATTACTATCTAAATTACATTTTATCATTTCATGAGTAATATTTAACCTCTGTCTTAAAGTATTTAAAAAATCTCCTGCTTGTTGGAATTCGATAATTCTTCTCATAAAAGTATCATACTGTCTAATCGAATTATAAAATCCTAATCTATCATATATCCATTGGAAAGATAAGAAACCTGGGTTAGCTGCAAAACCGCCAGCGTCTATAGAAGCAAACTCTATTGGTAATGAAGTTATATGGTAGATATCGTTTAAACTTAAAACTTTATCTAACCTTTCTCTCGTTTCTTGATTATAGTTATACATTCAATAAATCTTTTATCAACTGAGAATCGTTTAATATAAGATCATAATTAAGTTTAATAAACTTTCCTTTGATAGGAAGATTACATACTCTATAACTTACCTTATTTTTTTCAAATATCCTCTCTATTTTACGATTAGATTCTATAAAAAACCAACTTGAAGAAGTATCTACTAATTTTATAGTTTTCATAGATAGCTTTTTAACAGTTTTATTTTTTAATTCCATAGTTTTTTCTATGTACCTATTATAATAATCAATATTATCAAGAATAAATTCAGCATACTTCATTCCTAAGCTAGATATTTCATACATGAATCTAAACTTACTAATAATATTAATATTATCTTGGTGACTTGCTATATAACCTACTCTACAACCTGCTGCACCGTATGCTTTTGAAAAAGTTTTTAATACTATTAAATTTTTATACTTATTTACTTTTGATACAAAGCTTTCTTTTCCTGTAAATTCTTGATATGCTTCATCTATTATTACGTAAATACCGGTATCTAAAAGCTTTTCGATTTTTTTAAAATCATAATAATCGCCGATAGGAGAATTAGGGTTAGCTAATATTATAAACTGTGTATCATTATCGATTTTATCTAGTATATTTCTAATATTGAATACGGTATTATTATATCTTGCTTTTCTCAGTTCAGTTTGATATAAACTACTATATACATCGTACATAGGAAAACAGAAATTAGTAGTAATAATATTTTTATCTTTAACATCAAAAACTTCAAATAGAGTTTTTATTCCAATATCAGATCCAGGAGTAAGCATTATATTAGAAGTATCTAATCCTTGATAACTGCTAATTTTATTTATAAGATTGCTAGTATTAGGATAGAAAAATAGATCTTTTTCAGTAATGCTTTCCTTAAATTTTAAAAATAAGCTATTAGGAAGACTTGCGTTTCTTTCGTTCTGGCTTAGATTAACTTCGTACTTACTTTTATCTTCTTGGTTACTTTTTCTAAGTACATTTTTTAAATAACTCTTCATTAAAATAGAGATTTACCAAATATTTCATTTCCGTCTTTTTCTTCTACATTTTGATAAACGAAAGGTAAAGCTTTATTATCTATATTTTTAAATATAGCTTGTGCTAACGCTTGATTACCTAATTCATTATAATGATGATCACCTAATAAAGTACCATCACTGTGTAAAGTCCATGAGTTTTCAATTTTTAATTTTTTTCGATATGTTTGAAGATCCTCTAAATTAATTATATTTAGCGAATCGTATATTTCTTTAAAACTCATATGCTCTATTTCTTCAGGATGGAAAGAAATTGCTTCATAATTTTTATATAAACTACTATTTAACTTTTCGTCTTCTAAGGTACGAGTTTTAGGAGGAGTAAAAGGTCTATCGAAAAATCTTATCTGACCTCCTTTTCCTTCTATATAAGATTGAAGGATTAGTAATTCTTTATAAGATAAAATTTCTATTAAACTACTTTGAAAATGTCTTAAAAAGTATTCTCTTTTAAAATCTTTATTAGTTCCAAAACCGAATTCATCACCATACATATCAGCATAGTGCTTAATACAAGTTAAATGCCATTTATCTTCTTTAATTTCATCGTTTTCCCTTTGATGAATCTTATAGTCGTTAGCTAAAAACTCTTTTCTATCTGAGCAAGGAATTTGTATAACAAAAAGATGGTCTCTTAATGAAACTATATCTCTAGTATAGTTGAATAGAGTCCTAATGACTGCGTCTATACCTAAACCTCCTAAACCGAAATTATATACGTCTTTTATTTTAAGTATTTTAGCTAATTTTCCTCCCCAAGTTAAATTCTTAGTTAACCAATCAGAGGTAATGTAGTCTTTATCATATTTTTGTTTTAGTTTATATGAGGCTAGTTCATATAGTTTTTCTCCTTTATTATTTATATTACCTGATTTAGGATCAAATTTATTAGATTTGATAAAAGCAGATCCTTGAGTATGAGAACAACCAGCAACAACTAATATCTTTTCAGACCTAGTATTAAATTTTAATTTATCCATAACTTAACTTCTTATTATTGATAGCATTGGAGTTAATTCTTTATAAGAACAGTTTTTACAATGAGATGTAGGTTTATTAGTTAAACAACCATTTTTTACATTTAAATAATCTTCACTTTCTCTAATCTCATCTATCGTATTCTCAAAAAGATTGCCAAACGGTTTAGCTCCTGTATTAAGGCAGCACATCTTAACGTGACCTTCCACAGTCGTGTATATACCGTTCTTGACCCAAAAACAATCAGGAAAATCCCATTCATCTTTCCCTTTTATATTATCTTTCCAGTTATTCTTTAAATATAGTAAATCTTTTTCAGAATAGCCACCCGGCATTGATTTATCTGCTGACCAATCTTGTGCTATATTTAATCTTAATTCTTCTAAATCGTACTGCTTTACTATCCTTTCGTTTATAAGGGGAATATCATAAACGTTCTGAGGATTTACCACGTAATTACAAGTTACTCTACAGTCACTCCTATCCATATACTGGAAGTTATCTAAAAATGATATTAATTTACTCCATTTAGCCGGAGCTCTATCTCTTTCATAAGATTCTTTATAACCATCGATACTAAAATACAATAAGTCTATATATTTCATACAGTTTTGAAACTTTATACCCATTTTAGTATGAGGCTTTACAGGATATTGACAATTAGTTGCAACTATTAAAAATGCATCAGGAAAAAATTCTTTGAAAGTTTTACATATTTCATCGAATTGAGGATGAAGCATAGGTTCTCCCATTCCCATTAGTTTAGCTTCTTCGATAGGATGATGTTTCAAACCTTCTAACATTTTTCTAAACTTGGATACAGGCATATGCTGTAACGCTCCAATTACTTCGTGTCTATTACAGAACGAACACTGTAGATTACAGTAATTTGTAGTCTCTAAATAAGCATATGTAATAGGTTTTGTCATACCTCCCTTTTATATAGTTTACTAAACTGAAATTTATGAGCTATTTTACACTTTACAGCTTCTAAATTAAACTTCTTTATTACTGAAGCATGAGCATGATGGCCTCCAGATCTTGCATGAAAATCATCACACTTTCTACTCTTAAAATAATATTTCCAACCTGAAGCGTATAAATCGAAAGCAAGTGATGTACCTAAAAATGAATAATCTGCATCTAATCTCAAAACCTCTTCTTCAGAATCTCTATCTATTTCAGATTTAATATCTGAAAGCGTATTTATTTCGGTTAATTTATGGTTATCATCGTACTTTGTAAAATTTAATTTACTTATTATATACTCTAATAAGTACTTACTTTCAAATAGTATTTCACTTCTAGTCCATAGTATATAATCATAAACAAAACCATTATTTAATTCGTACTTAGACTTTAAGTTATTAACTCTATGAATTAAATAAAAAGCTCTATCAGTATTATTTTTAAAATCCATTATTTCAGGATCTATAAATTCTTTTCCTTGAAAAGAGTCAAAGTTAAATTTATCTTCAAAATCATCCCAAGTACTAATAAAATAATCAAACTTAATATTATCATGCTTAAGTTTAAAATATTCAGATAAGGTACTAAAAGTTCTAGTTTGACCCCAAAAACATATAGCTACTTTTTTCACTTTTTTTCTCTTTTATATTCTTTTCCTTCTTTCCAGTAAGTAGTATATTTTATAGTACCATCTGGGTTCCAGCTTTTTGATATTCCATCTGCTCTAATACCGTCTTTATAATACCATTGATACCTTAAATTACCTTTCGGCCATTTTACTTCAAAAAGTCCATTTTCAGGAGTTTCATAAAATATTCCTCTATCGAAATCGTTTTCATTAGCAAATCTTAAATGATCAGTAACATACTGCTCTAACCATAAAGGCGTTCCTAGTTCATATACTTCATCTACGTGAGTTATTACTATTTTTTTTCCGTCTTTAATTGCATAGTTATAAACAGGGGCTACGTAAAATTCATTATTTACTCTATCGTTTGCTTCTATCATCTGTTCAGCATACTTTACGAAGTCTGATCCTCTGCTCCAATAGTAATACCCTGCTGTTGCGTCATTCGATATTTTCTTTTTTTCTGCTACTTCTAGTACATACCCATCACTATCGGTTTTTGCATAACTCCAATCATCACTTTCACCATAAAAGCAAGGCATACCACCATCATGCAAACTCAATCTACTAAAAGTTTCATTAGCATCATAATCTATCATTTGATCAGAATTAAAACTTAAAAGAGGTACTTTGTTATCTATAAAATTTTTGGCAGTAAGTAGTGTACAAGCTGCTCCTTCAGTAGTTTTACCTAAAGTAATTATTTCAACATTATCGTGACCTATAAGTTTATTAATAAAGTTGAAATCGTATTTTTCATAATCGGTTTTTTGGCATATAATAATAAATTTAAAATTACTATCGAATTTTATTCCTAGGTTTTGAATTACATGTTCTATCATATACCTACCATTTAGGTTAATAAATGGTTTTGATTCGGTATATCCTTCTTCTCTAAATCTTGACCCTCTGCCGGCCATTGGTAAAACTATATTAAAAAACTGTTTCATAATTAGTTATTGAAAAATTCATCAGGATGAATAGATCTATCATCTATAAATATATCAGCATCGAAGGGTTTAAAATATAAATGATGATATTTTACTCCCCAAGACTCTAATTGAGCTTCAGTTATAGGTCTATAGTATTTTTCTCCTCTTCCACTTTTATTACCTCTAGCAGTATAAAAAATAATAGTATGTCCTTGATCATATAGTTCGTTAATTTGCTTTATTCTATCACGATAGGGTATCCTACTTATAACAGGACCTTTCTCTATGCATATAGTATCGTCTATATCAATTACGTACTTCTTTTTCATATAATAGTTTTACTAATTCGAAATCTAATTCAGTATCTACATCTACTATTTCCTCTTCTGGCCAATCGATTAAATAAGGAAAAGGTTCGTTATATGTATTAGGAAATAATTCCCAGTTTTCTAACATATAATTACGTTTATACATAACTAAAGAATGTGTAGCTTCCCATAAAAAAGGACCTGAAGTAGTTGATAATCTATCGTTAGGTTTAAAGTTAACAGGAGATTTTTTACTATCCCAAAAAAAGTTTTTAGTTTCTTTTACTGTAATAGCACTCTGAGCAGTAGATACTTTAAACCAATCTATAACTTTTTGTAATTTATCTACATCTAAAAACGGTTGACAAGGATTATAATTAATTATATAATCTGAATCGACAGCATTCAAGTGATCGTACATTATGCTATGATGGCAATTACCAGGAGCTACTGCTGCGTAATCTCTTAGTAATATATTTACCTTATCAGTTCCTTTTGCTATTAATTCTTTATCATATACAGCTAAATATTTTTCTTCTACATTTTTTAATTTATTAACATTATTTATAGCAATATCTATTAACGTATTTCCGTCACCTAAATCTCTTAAATGCTTATCAGGGCACCTAGTACTTTGTCTCCTGGCATGTATTATAACTGCTATACTTTTCATACTAAATTAAAATCTAATTTTTTATCATTTATATCTACCCACATTTCTAATCTTTTACCCCCGAAAAATTTTGGAGTAGTTACTTTATAGTGTTTTTCATTAGGTACTTGTAAAAATATAGGTACATCACTTTTAGTCATAGCTAGTAGTACTGCTCTATGAGTACCTCTTCTTAACATATGGTACATACTATTATAACATATAGGGAATAATAATCCATTTTTTTGAATTGATATATACTGTCTAATATCGAAATCTTGTTTCCATTTTATACAAGTATGAGTTTCATACAGATCAGTATATTGAGATGTAGCAGGATATAGTTCATCGTACTTTTTTTCTATATTTTTCCATTCTTCTCCATCCCATCCTACTTTATCTTCTACTTCTGTTATAAACTTTCTTGCTATACTTACATCTTCGTTATCATGCATATTAGTCATATACTTATTTATAAGATCATAAGGAAGAGTTAAGTACAAGAATTTATCCCAAGTATTACCTACTCCTGACATATCCATCGAAATAACATCAGCTTTTGCCATTACTACTGTTTCTTCAGTAGGATCAATATTAAAATATACTGGGTCAAATCCGTTCCAGTTTTTAGTATCGTCTAAATTATCAACATCTGAGTTTATAGGTCTTTCGTTCCAACCAAACTTTTCATGGTTAGGTTTTAATTCATTAGAAGTTTTAATATATGCTTCTACTACATCTTTATAATGAATAATATCGAAATGGTTAAATTTTTTAAAATTTTCACCCCAATACCTTACTCCAGTATAATTAAAATTCATAATTAAATAATTTTATATCATCACTATACTTTTTTGCTACAAATTCTCTAGTCTCTGTAGTATAAGCTTTTCTATAGTCTAATTCTTTATATTCACTTTTATTCTTATGAGGTAGTTTACTATATTCAATATTTAACTTATTGCATATATACTTCCAAGAATTATCTAAATCTTCGAACCTTCCTATATAATCAATATACGAAATTTTTTTCATATTATCATTATATTTACCGTTTAAAAATTCAACTTGAGAAGGTATATGAATAAATTCATCAAACCAATTAGCTCTATTATATGCTGTATCTAATACAGGGTTAATATGTTCCGGAATATTTCTTACTGATTTATTATAAGCAGCTTCAAATTTTTCTTCTAGATTAAATACTGTATCTTTAAATGGATCACAATTTAGCCAAGGTCTAAATTTGTATTGAGAGTATAATCTATCCCAAGGATTTCTAACTATCGTAAATACGAAATACTCTTTTAATATATCTTCAGTTAAATCATCATGGTGTATTTTAAAACCACTATAAGTCCACAATTCATCGAAATGAAAATTTAACTTTTCACCTATAGAAGTCCCAGCACATTTAGGTATATGTAAGAATACAAATTTATTTTTATGACTTATCATATAACTTAATATAGTTTAAATAATTATCTAAATCTAATAACTTATAATTAGACCAATCAGGTTTATATTCATTTTTTAAATATTCTAAATCTAAATCATTCCAATCATTAACTAAAACTATAGGGAATAGTTTAGAAAAATATTCAGTTAAAATATTACGATGACATATAGGAATAACTTTTAAGTATAAACACTCCCACATTCTATGGCAATCTATACCGTTACCTTCTGGGCTTAGGCAATACCTATATCTACTTATTTCTTTAACGTACTCATGAAATTTATAACTAGGGGATATCTTAATACCCTTATTTATAGCAGCTTTATAACATTGGGGTCTATATTCATCTCTTGCTCCTCCTTCTACAGTAAAATTAAAATGAATAAATTTATCCTGTTTAGGTAAATTTTCTAATTCATTTGCAAAATATTCTATATCTCCAAAATCCCACATTCTATTAGCCAATCCAATAGGAAGTGGAAATAATCTTTCATGAACAGTATTAATATTTTGAGTAAATATTCTTTTAATATTTTTTATATCAAAATAATTTAAATGCTTACTATCAAAAGAATCATCAGAATTATGTAAAATTAAATCAAACGGATTTTTAAACTGATTTAGCTTATCGTATAATTTACATTTAGTTAATGTAGGTTTCGTAGTATTAATTAAAGAACTATTAACATAAACAAGAGAAGGATTATCAAAATTAGTAAAATCGAATTCTTCTATATCTATAGATTGAAGTTGATTCTGACTTTCTAAAACTTTATGTTCTTTTTTGCTTATACTAATATCACATAAGTCTTGAATATTTTCACCTGTTATTATTCTCATATAATTCAATAAATTTTTTATAAATTAAATGTTGCCTTTTAGCCGACCAATGTTGATCTCTAGCTTGTATATCAGGACATTCATCATCAGGTATTCTATTCGCTTCTTCTTTAATTTCCTTAGTAAAGTGATTACTAAATGTTTGATAATAAAACTCTACTCCTAACTCTTCACATAATCCTTTAATAGAACAAAGATTTCTTATCATTCTTAATCTTTCGTTTAACCTACTACCAAATAAAACTGCTTCATAAAATTTAGTAACCTTAGGTTCAAATGAACTAAATATGTGCGGAGTAACTTCACCGCCCATCGAATGTATAAACCCTTGACCTATATTACTCTCTTCGGTCAAAAAAGGTTCTATAAAATCATTATCACAGGTAATTAATTCATTTCTATAAAAAGGTGGAACGAATAAAAAAACTTTTTTAAATTTTAACCAATCTGATACGCCAAGAAGAAGTCTAAAAGCTGTTTCGAGTCCCATAGCTCCTTGACCTAAATTCCAATGCTTTAAATTAAAATATTTTGCTAATTTATAACCCCAGTTATATTCTAAAGGTAACCCTATTCCTTCAGTAAAACTACACCCTAAACATACTATACCTTCATCAGTAGTATTAAAATTATCATAAGTTCTAAATCCGTAATTATTATAACTATACTTTATAGACTTATCTTCCCAGTAGGAAGCTATTTCAGGTTTATTTTTTAATTTTTCTTTAAACTTATCTTTAGTATCAGAAGCTTTCCAATATAATGTTTTATTCTGCTCAGCGTAGTTACATAGCAGAATAGTTTCAAAATCTTGTTTATTCGTTTTAAAACTATCGTATAAACTTTTCGTTTTCATCTAAAATAAATTTAAATAAGTTTACATCAATATCTTTATTCTCTACTAATTTAGATAAAGCTTGAACATCTTTTGGTAAACACATACCTCCAAAACCTCTTAATTCATTAGAGTATTTTAAATAACTTGTTTCTTTTACGTTTTCTAATTCGAATGCTTTCAAAACTGAGTTATAGTCTATATCAAATTCGTCGCATATCTTACCGAATGAATTAGCAAATGTTATTTTAACTGCTTTAAATACGTTAGAGAAATATTTTACAAATTCAGCCTCTTCAGGTTTCATTTCTATTACGTTTTTAGGGTAATTACCATGACAGTTAATTACTATTCTTGAAACATCATAATTAGGTGCTCCTACTACTAATACGTTATGGTTTTCAGTAAAATCCTCATAAGCAAATTTTTCTCTTAGAAACTCAGGTACATGACACATTCTTTCTTCATCAAATTCTTTTTTTAGTTCAGCATAAGTACCTGGAATAATGGTTGATTTAATAGCTATTATACCTTTATATTTAAGGTGATTTAATCTTCTTACTACCTGAAAAATAGGTTTAGTATTACATTCGCCTCTTCTATCAGGATTAGTAGGTAGACATAAAAATACTATTTTAGTATCTAGTACATTTTCGATCCTGGTATTAAATTTTATATCGTGAGTTTTAACTATATGACCTAAATCTCTAAAACCTTGTTCTATCGCAGTACCTACAACACCTACTCCTATAACTCCTATTTTCATAACTATAATCCTTTTATATACTGTGCTATATTTTTATAACCTTCTTTTTCGAATGATACTCTATTATAAATATCGTTACTAGTATTATTAATTAATTTTTTAATATTAAAACTCTTATTAACATTATGAGAAAATCCTATTCCTAATTTATCTACTTTTTTAGCTAACTCAATAATTTCATTAGAATCGTTATTATCGTATAAAGCTATTATAGGAATATAATTTTCTATACAATGAGTAAGCATACCAACTCCTGGTCTTATTACAAAACAACAATTAGCAGTTTTATAAACGCTAGTTTCTATTTTAAATCCTAGTGGTAAATTATTTAATTTTTCTAAAAAAATATTATAAGATTCTAAATAATTTAAG